ACTCTACGTTCTCTGTCCTTGAAGGTTACACAGTAACAAGTAAAGATTTTCTTCAGATTGGCGGAACAATCAATTCTTTTATTATGATGCGTGAAGGCGATAGTATTTCTGCATTTGCAACACAAGGAATGACATTGTTGATTTCCTTGATTGAAGAAAACAATATTATCCAAGGAGGCTAAATGCCAAAGTCTAAAGACCCTAAGCTAGCCCGTGCAGGCGTTAGTGCTTACAACAAGCCTAAGCGCACTCCGGGAGCCTCTAAGAAGTTCGTTGTGGTTGCCAAAGAAGGTGACAAGACTAAAACAATTCGCTTTGGTGATCCTAACATGACCATCAAGAAAGACCAACCTGCAAGACGTAAGAGTTTTAGAGCTAGGCACAAGTGTGACACAAGTCCACCTAGTAAGCTAACGGCTCGTTATTGGTCTTGTAAGAAGTGGTGATGTAGATGTCAATCGTAACAAATGTGCCTGACTATTTGGCAGGCGAATTAGGTGTAGAAACATTTGATACCGGAGGCACTGGTGGAACCGGAGGCACTGTTGATGCTTTTCTAGACGATTTTAATCTAGATGATTATATTTTATCGGATATATCTGATGTATGGGGTGATATGGCTCCCCAAATTACAAGTAATGCAGGTTACGATCAAACCGATAGTAAAACCTTCCAAGCAATGTCCCGTGCTTTAACAGACCATAAAAAAGCAACTCAAGGATATACTTCATCTTGGATTTATGGTGATCGTAAAATTCCTTTATCAGAAGAAGCTATTAAAAATAAAACATTTCCCGGATATGAAGCAACTGAAGAAGGATTACAACAATTAACTGATGATTTAGTTAATAGCTTCATTGGAACTATGAACGCATTTCCAAAAGCAGGGGCTTTTGAAAGTTTAAGTTCTGACCAAAAAGAATTTGTTCTTAGATACACTAAAAATGCTAACTACGAAACTGCATCAGGTGAACAACAAAATGAGTTGTTTACAAACCCAAAAACAGAAGTTGGTGATGCTGAAAAAACAATTACATTGCCAACGGAATCCTATGGTGATCTAACAGTTACCAGTATTCCAGATATGACGTACAAAAGCTCTGATGGATTTAATCAGATGTACGTTGATACCGACCAAGGTCGTTTTGTTTTCTTAACTAACGATTATTTAAACAAGGGCTTTGTTGAAGATTCACCTTTTGTTGAAAATAGAAAATTTCAAAACTATTCTCGTGGTCTACTTAATCCAGAAACACGATCAGAAATTTTAGGCTCTGCTGTACCAGTAGACTTGTCAGACATTGAGGGTAGCTTAAGTGACTATGGTGTTAGTACAGGAAATAATGTCAGTCTTGACAAGCTAACAAACACTCAAGGAATTTTAATTCCTGTTGAGCAAGCAGAAAAACTAAACAATGCCTATAGTGCTCTAGGCGGTACAACTAGTGAAATTAAAGGTTTTGCTATGGTCAATGGCAAACCTACATATATTCAAGATGATAGTTACAATACAACCATTCAATATTCAGAAACTGGAAATGGTGCTTTTACTGACATAAATGACACAAGAGGTATTGTTACTGACACTGGTGTTCGTTATCAAAAAGGTGGAATGTTTGATAACTTTTCTGGTATTAAAGTGCTTGACAACGCTCTTGGCGGTATTTCAGATGCATTAGCAGGTGTTGAAGATATTGGAAGAGAAGGTTCAGAACAATTAAGATCAGCACTTCAAAACGAGTATGTTCGTGCGGCTATCAAAGTTGTTGCAAGTGTTTCTCCTGATCCACTAACTAAATTTGTAGCGGCAACAACTGATGTAATTTTAACCCATGACGATGGAGATAATCCTTCTGCTAGTCAATACGCTAACATGGCGTTATCTGGTGCAGAGGCTTATCAAGATACAACTGGTTTAGGATTTGATGAGGGTGATTTAGGAAGCACCATTGAAGACCCGTCAGCATTTGATGAAGCTATTCAAGCGGCTACTAATGAAACTGTAGAAAAAGTTGTTACATCTGCCGGAAAAATTATTGACGGTGAAGACGAAGTTAAAGTTCTTGTTGGTACATTTGGACAGGACATTATTAACGGTGTTGCAGACGCTACCGATGCGACACTTGGAACAGATGCCGGGGATGTTATCCGTAATAATCCTAAGGCATCTAATGTTATTTTAGAAGTAGGAACAGGTACAAGTGTTGCAGAAAGTGTTGTTAATAACTATGCCGATGACATTGCAGATGCAACTGGAGCAACAACAACTAATGAAATTGCAGGAGTTAAAGCCGCATTATCTACAGGTGTAGCACTTGACGAGGGTTTAGAATTTGATGATGCGTTATTTGAAGGTGCTAAAACCTACTATAAAGAAGGCGGTACAATTCCCGGTGCTGATGTTGACGTTGAAGTTGACGGATTTAGCTTAAGTGACTTAGGTATTGACTTAGGTGGTTTCCCAGACTTTGTTGGTGATATTAACGCTAGATTCCCAACAATACCTGCAGTTGCTTTGTCTTTATTTGAAGGAGGACTGTCAATACCAGAAATTGAAGGATTAGGTATTGACATTAGTGGGGTTGAGTTTCCTGAGGTTGACTTAGGAATTGACACAGATTTAAGTTTAGGAGATGTAGACTTAGGTATTGATGGAGTTGACTTAGGTATTGATGGAGTTGACTTAAGTTTAGGCGATGTTGATGTAGATTTACCAGAGGTATCCATAGATCTTCCTGAAGTCGAGACACCTGAAGTAGAGTTGGGTGACGTTGACCTAGGCATAGACGGCCCAGATTTACCAGAAGTAGATGGCCCAGATATTTCTAAGCCCACACTAGACCTCATGCAATTCGCAGGACTCTTAGGTGGCCTAAGCACCACAGGAGGTGCTAAGGCTCCTACTGAAGAAGAACAACCCGGATCACAATACCAAACACAGTTTGACTTCCTAGCAGGCCTGCAACCCTTAGGTATGCTTGGGAATTTTCAACGTAGGTCTTGACAAATGAACAAAAATAGTGTATACTGAGAGATGAGATGAACTATTTAGAACTTGTAAATGCTGTCTTAAGACGCTTACGTGAAACAACAGTGAGCGATGTAGACCAAAACACATACTCTGCACTCATTGGTGAATTTGTCAATGATGCTAAACGCTATTGTGAAGATGCTTGGGACTGGTCACCATTAAGGACAACCTTGACAGCTACAACGTCTGAAGGTGTCTTTAACTACACTCTGACAGGCTCAGGACAACGTGTTAAAGTCTTTCGTGTCATTGACGATACCAACAATCGGTTTTTAAATTACCAAACTGCTGATTGGATGTCTAATGCGTTCTTGAATGAAAATGCTCCCAGTGGTGAACCTGCGTACTATAGCTTCAACGGTGTAGATGCCGCAGGTGACACTCAGGTGGACATCTATCCTATTCCCGGCAGTGCTTACATTATTCGTTTTGAAGTTGTTAAACGTACAGAACGCTTTACTGAAAACTCAGACGAACTACTTATTCCTGATGATCCTGTCATTCAGTGGGCTTATGCTTACGCACTACGTGAACGTGGTGAGACAGGTGGTCAGTCAGGACGTGAGCAAGTGTTGTTTGCACAACAAGCACTGTCTGATGCAATTGCTTTAGATGCACAAAAGCACCCTGAAGAAACAGTCTGGAAAACAATCTAATGGCACAGCAACTCAGAAACATTACGATTGCCGCTCCGGGCTTTGCAGGGATCAACACCCAAGACAGCCCTATTAGTGTCGGTACAGAGTTTTGTTTGATTGCAGAGAATGCTGTCATTGACCAGTTTGGACGCATAGGTGCTCGTAAGGGCTATGAAGTACAAACAACAGACAATGCGGCCTTAGGCTCTGCACCACTTCAGGGCATTTTTGAGTTCTTAGATACAGACGGAACAGTCACTACGGTGTCCACTGGTAATAACAAGGTGTTCACTGGTGAGACTACACTAACAGACATTACTCCTGTTGCCGCTACAATCACTGCAGACAACTGGAAAGGTGTGACGTTTAATGGTAATCTGTTTCTATTCCAAGACTCACAAGACCCTATCTACTACGATGGAACCACTTGCGACCTTGTAGAGAACCATCCTAACTACTCAGGAACTGTTCCTACTGGTAATGAAGTGATTGCAGGCTACGGACGCCTATGGGCTGTCAATCCTGCTAAATCTACAATCTACTGGTCAGACCTACTCAATGGGTTTTCTTGGGATGAAGGAAGCTCTGGTAGCATCAACGTCAACAAAGTATGGGCAGACCAGAGTGATGAGATTCAAGCACTAGCAACACACAATGGCTACCTTGTGATCTTTGGCAAACGTCAGATTCTCGTCTACCAAGGCCCACAAGACCCTGCAACAATGTCGTTAGCAGACAGTATCACAGGTGTCGGTTGTATTGCTAGAGACAGCCTACAGAGTACAGGACAAGACCTTATCTTCTTGGCTGACTCAGGTGTCCGTAGTTTCAATCGTGTCATTCAAGAGAAGAGCTTACCAATGCGAGACATCTCTAAGAATGTCCGTACAGATTTGATGGGATTGGCTAACATCCAGAGTGCTCCAATTAAGTCAGCATACTCTGAAGATGAAGCCTTCTATCTAATCAGTTTTCCCACCAGTAACGCCATATACTGTTTTGATATGCGAGGGCAGTTACAAAACGGGAGCCACAGGGCAACGCTGTGGACTGG